GAAAATGTCATAATAAGAATTTTTGATATTAAAGGGTATAAAAATGATTGGTTAATTTCAAAAGATGATGTAATTGTCAATTTGAAGTGTGAAGATTTTATTCAAAAAGAAGCATATTCAGAACTAAAGAAAATATATGGAAGAGAAAATGTATTTTCAGTAAAAGAAATAAATGAATTAATCTTTGAAGATGATGACTTTGAAACACTATCTCATGTAAAAATAGGATGTGATTAATATGCTCACAATAAAAACTAAATCAATAAAAGAAATAAAGAAAGAAATAGGTTTAGAAAAACAAGGGAAACTTCAAAAGTTTGTTGATAAAACAGTTTCAGAAGCACTTCAACCTTTTGTACGTTTTGATTCAGGTACTCAAGAAAAATCAATAAAGAGTGCTACAGTGTTAGGTAGCGGCTTAATCATAATTAATGTTCCATATGCTAAATTTCAAGCTGGTGGGAAAGTAATGATTGGAGTTAAAAGTCATAGTCCTTGGGCTAAAAAGGATGAAGTCAAAATGTTGACTTCAAAAGATTTAGTATATCATAATGGAGCTCCAAAAAGAGGGGCTAAGCCTTTTGAAAGAATGGTTAAAAGTAAAAAAAGTTCTATGCTAAAACAAATTAGTGAATATGCAAGGAGGGAATGTGGTGATGGATAAAGATATAATCACAGAATCTATAAATGATTTTTTATTACAATATGAAAATATAAAGAAATTTGCACAAATAAATGTTGAAGAATTACCAGATTCATCTGATTCTTTAGCATTACAAAGAACAGGTGTAGAAAGATTAGCACCAAGATATATTGGCGAACAATATTTTAGAAAACAATATCAATATATGTTACTTATAAAACTTGATTCTGAAGATAACGAACAAAGAAAAAAAGCTTTAAATTGGCTTGATAAATTAGGAAAATGGATAGAAACAAATAAAATAAAAAGAAATTTTCCAACAACTGAAAATAGAGTATTTTATGATATGGGATGCTCTAATGAATTATCTTACGAAACAGATTCAGAAACTAAAGTAACAATATATTATATTCAACTTTATTTTAACGTAAAGGAGGGAAATTAAAGTATGGATGAACAAGAAGTAATGACATACGAGGAAGCAATCTACGTTGATGTTGAAGAAACAAAAGCCGAAGATGCTACACCAGATATTCAATTAATGAATGTGGGTTATACTCAATTTGATGAAAGTTCAAATCCAATTGAAAAATCATCACATTACATTGGAAATAAAGCAAAAACAAATAAAGTTCTAGGTTATGATAATGTATTTGCTATTGCAAACGATATGATTAAGAATAATAAAGTAAATATGTATTTCTTTAAAATATTTAGAAACAGATATACAGGAAAAAAAGCAACACAAGATATATTCATTGTAGAGCTATGGAATCCAGTTGCTAATAAAGAAAATACTTATGCAGCTAGAAAAATTAACACTACTGCAGTAATTTCAGATAAAAAAGCACCTCCAGGTGATGTTATCAATTATAGTGGTAACTTAAAAGGTACTGGAGAATTTGTATATGGAGAGTTTAATACTTCAACTAAAACTTTCACAGCAGAAAGTGCTAGTAACTAATAAAATGATGTAGGAGTTTATTAAATAGGGAGGATATTGATGACAGATAATAATAAAAGAATAATAAGTTATGAAGATACAGATATTGAAGAAGTAATAAATATTTATGGAATAGATTTTAAAATGAATTATATAGATATCGATAGAATTAGAAAAGTTAATAAAGCGGATAAAGAAGGAATAGAAGAAATAATAAAATCTGTATTAGGAGAAGATAGTATTGAAAAATTAAATAATAAAAGATTAGAAGATAATGCGGGAGAATTACTTATAACGCACGAATTAGCAATATTAGGTTATTTACTACAAGCATTTGCTGAAGCAAATATAAGAAAACAAAAAGAAGCAATAAATTATACAAAAGATGTAATAGATACATATGTACCTAAAGCTAACAGAGTTCAAAGGAGAGCACAATTTAAACAAAATAGATATAATAAAGGAAGATATGGAAAATATAATAAAAGATATTAGACTGTTTAATAAACTGCCTTATTTTGTCATTTTAAACAATGTAAAGTATAAAATAAATGCAGATTTTAGAAGTATGGTATCAATAGAATTAATTCTGCAGGATAAAACAATGGACAAAGGCAAGAAGATAAAAAAATGCCTCCAATTGTTTTATCCTTTTTTTTATAATGAAAAAAATTTTGAACAATTATTAAATTATCCAGAGGTATATAAAGAGGCTTGCGAAAAATTAATATGGTTTTATACTTGTGGAAATAGAAAAAATTATCATAAAAGTAAAGGAAAAAGCTCTAATAATTTAAGAATTTATGATTATGAATACGATGATGAATATATCTATGCTGCATTTTTGGATAAAGGAATAGATTTAACCAAGGATAAAGTGCATTGGTGGAAATTTAAAGCGATTTTTAAGAGTTTAACAGACAATTGCATGTTTGAAAAAATAATGGGTTATAGAGCATACTCTGGAGATGATGAAAATCTTAAGAATTTAAAAGAATATTGGAAATTGCCTCTGTCTAAATCAGAAGAAGAAAGAATAAAAAAACTATATGAGGAATTAAAATAAGATACAATTCTAAAAGCTGCTAGAAAGGAAAAAAATGGCAGTAGCAGGAAGTTTAACATATAAAGCAGAATTAGATGAAAAAGAGTTTGATAGTAAGTATGCAAAATTTCAAAATGTACTTGCTACAGGTGGAAAAGCAATAGCAGCAAGTATGGCTGCTGCAGGTGCAGCAATCATTGCTATTGGAACAAATGCAATTCAATCATATGCTGATTATGAACAATTAGTTGGCGGAGCTCAACTAATGTTTGGAGATGCATATAACTTTATTGCAGATAAAGCCGCAAATGCTTATGCTACTGTGCAAATGAGTCAAAACGACTATTTGCAACAGGTAAATGGATTTGCTGTTGGTTTAAAGACTGCACTAGGCGGAAATGCACAGGCAGCTGCAGAGCTTGCAGATAAAATTGTAACTGCTGAGGCCGATGTAGTAGCTGCAACTGGTAACTCGCAAGAGGCGGTACAAGCGGCTTTTAACGGAATCATGAAATCTAACTTCACAATGCTAGATAACCTTCAATTAGGCATAAAACCAACTAAGGAAGGTATGCAAGAAGTTATTGATAAAGTAAATGAGTGGAATACCGCAAACGGAAAAGCTACAAGTTATCAGATTGATAATTTGGCAGATTGTCAATCTGCTTTAGTAGATTATATTGAAATGCAAGGAATTGCTGGATATGCAGCAAATGAAGCTGCAGATACTATTCAAGGTACTCTAGCATCAGTAAAAGGGGCTTGGGAAAATCTATTAACAGGCCTTGCAGATGATAATGCAGATTTTGAAACTTTAATAGGAAATCTAGTAGATTCTATTGTTAATTTGGCTGGTAATTTAATACCTAGAATAAAAAATGTTCTAGAAGGAATTGGCGGATTGATTAGTGGCTTAATACAAGAATTAGGTCCAACAATTTTAGAAATGTTACCAGATCTAATTGATCAATTTATTGAGATAATAATTCAAACTATCGAGGCTATAATGCCAGCAATAGCAGAATTTATTCCTAAGGTAATACAATTATTAGTAGAACAATTACCAAATGTTATAGCTTTGGGCTCTACAATAATTGTGCAATTATTAGAAGGAATAGCTCAAGCTCTTCCACAATTGATTGCAATGTTACCAACTATCATTACTCAAATGATTACAACACTATTAGAATATTTACCAGATATTATAGTAGCTGGTTTAGATATTTTAATAGCTTTAATAGAAGGAATAGTGCAAGCTATTCCACAATTAATAGAAATGTTACCAACTATTATTGAAGCAATAGTAAACACATTGTTGAATCCTGATATGATTGGAAAATTAGTAGAAGCTGCTATAAGGATTGTAATTGCTTTAGGTGTAGGAATGGTACAAAACATTCCTAAATTAGTAGCAATGATTCCACAAATAATAGATTCTATTGTAAAAGCTTTTATAAATATGGATTGGGGTTCATTAGGTAGAAATGTATTACAAGGAATTTTAAATGGATTTAGTAATGCTGGAAATCTAATATGGGATGCAATTAAAAGTGTTGGTAATAGCATGTTATCTGGAATAAAAGCTTTCTTTGGAATAGCTAGTCCAGCAAAGAAAACAATGCCTTTAGGCAAATATACAGCTCAAGGTGTTGCTGTAGGTTATAAAGATGGAGAAGATGATATCCTTGATTCCATCGATGATGTAAATAAAGATGTATATAAAGAGCTAGAAAAATCAGTAAATATTGAAACTGGTAATATAGTGGGAAAAGCATTTATAACCGCAAATAATAGTGGATATCAAATAATTGAAAATCATGTTGAAGTAGGAGATGTAGTACTTGATGGAAAGAAAGTAGGCCAAGCTACTACTCCATATGTGGTGAAAACAATGAAAGCAGTAGGAGTGAGATAATATGAAAGTAAAATATGGAAATATAGAATTAAAACCTGAATATCCTTATTCAATAGTCAATTCTTCATCAGATGTTGATTTTAGTTCAATTAAAGTTGATTTTGATGGTTATACATTAGAAGATTTACCTTATAAGTATCAAGAAATACAACTAATAGATGATGATGAAAAGGTGATATTTACTGGATATTATGATAGCCCCGAATTTGAAGATATTAAGACAAAAGATGAAGAAGATAGGAAACTAACAATAAATATGCTATCACCTTTGAAAATGGCTCAAGTGAGATGCGTTACATTAATTGGATCATATTCAGTAAAAAATGCAATAAATAGAGTACTGCAACCATTAATTGATGATGGATACAATATAGAAGAATTTAATGTAGGAAATGAAGAAATAACATTGAATTTTGTTTTAGAGCCGATAGAATATTGTATGAATGCTATAGGGCATAAAAGCAGAATATATTGGTTTATTGACGAAAAGAAAAATATATATGTTAATTCAATAGACTATTTATTTAGCAAAAATGTAAAAATGAATATATCTGAAAACGAAAAATACGAAGATTTCTTAAAAATCCAACCTACAATCGAAACAGTTGACTATGCGAATGTTATAAATATTAAAAATATTAGATTATTTTATAGCGTTATTGAAGGAAAAGTAAATCATAGGCAAGGAGATATCAGTATAGATGAAAAAATATTAAATCTTCCAAAAAAAATAAAAAAAGGAGATGTGGTATCTTTCATTAATCCAATTATTATAGATAGAGAAAGACTGGATCAATATTACTATAATAGATATGCTAAATATCCAGAGGAATCTGATCCCTATACAGCTTATAATTTTTATCTGTTATTGGAAAACACTAGTACAAGTAGAGAATTTTATATAGGGTATGTAAAAAATAATGATACTGAATATAAACAAGTATATACTAATACGCCAGGAATAAGTTATTCCGATGATGATGGTGAAGAAGCTGAAATTGTATTACAAAGAGATAGCTTTTTTAGCAATATGATAACAGGTTTTAAGTATAATGGAGATGCTGAAATAACAGTAACAGGAATTGCTAGTGATACAGCCTTAAGAGATACTTGTATGAGATTTGTAAATAACAAAGAAATACAAAAATTAAAAAATCTGGTTTCAAAAACTGGCCAAATTGAAAAAACTATCAATTATGGTAGTAAATGGGCTACAATTACGGAGATATATGATTATGCAAAATCTTTATTGTTAGAAAACACTAATTCAATAGATAGTGTAGATTTAGTATTTGAAAAAGAAATGAATTTCAAAATAGGAGATTTAATTTTTATTGATATGCCTAATTTCTATGTAAAAGGGAAATTTGCTGTTACTAAAATAAAGAAAAATTGTAGTAGTACAGGAGTAGAAGAAAAAATATCTTTAAAAAAATCAGATTTAGTAAGTAGTTATATTGATATCTTAACGCTCATCAGCAATATGTTGTTCAACGATACCTTTAAGGACTTAGTAAAGAGTAAATCAAACTCATGAAATTGAGGTGGTCGAATGAAGATAAAAAATAGTAATGTAAAAATATCTTTAAATGGCAAAATTTTTAATTTTCAAAATACCATACTAAAAGGTTATACAAAGAAATTTGTGGATTCACAATTAGAAAAAGACTATTCTCTTTTTAATGCTGGGAAGTATGCTAAAAAGTTAAATTATATATTACTAAAATTTGACGAACCTTTAGATTTTGATGAGAATAGTATATTGCAAAATACAGATTTTGATGTTGTTTTGACTATGGATGTAGTAAATAATGTAACTGCAGGAAATAACCAAATTGTTGTTGATTATTTATATTCACGACAAATAAAAATTGCGGTATATGATTATAATGAAAGAAAAAATGGCTATTTAGAAGATTACGCGGATAAGCAAATTACCGCAATTGGATTTAACACTAATTTTATTCCTAACCGTCCTGATGCATTTCCTGTATGTTCATGTCTTGATACATCAAATTACAATTTATATGTAACTAGAAATACTCAATTTACTGCAAGTAGGAAAGATGTATTTGAAATTGATGGACTATTTAAAAGTGAACTCGAAAATATCAATTTTCCTCTACATTTAAATCCAATTTCATTTACTGAAAAAGCAGATGCATGGGCATCCGAAAAGCATACTCCAGCATATGCACTATTAAAGAGTGTAGGATTGTCATCAGGAAGTGATTTGATTCTAGATAAAGAATTTGATATTGATGATTTGGGTTATGAAAAAAACGAAGAAGAAATAATTATCAATGAATTAGATAATTATTTAATTGAAGGATTATTATTTCCTAACGAATCTTTATTTCCAAATAATGAAATTTATCCTATATCTGCTGAAGCTCGCTATATCGTTTTAAAATATGTAGTTCTTCAAGGAGATTATGATGGTGAATCTACTACATCAGAAAACACAGATTGGATAGAAAGAGGATATTATTATATAGGATTTCCTATTGATAAATATGGAAAAAGTAAAATAAAAATTAAATATGAAAGGAACTAATAGATATGTGGGAAGATGGTACATTAGAAGAAATGCCATATGTTACTATAAATGGTGAAAAACATTATGTAACTATGCCAAAATACAAAGGTTCTACGCCTCTTACTGCAGCAAGACTGAATTTAATGTTTAGTAAGTTGAAACAACTAGTAGGTGTTCAAACAACTGTAATTTCAGATTTAAACAAAGCTACTACGCATGGCTTTTATATGGTTGGACCTGCTGCAGCAAATGTTCCAACAGGAGTAAATCCAGCTGCATCACAACAAGACGGAAGAATATGTTATGTTTTTGTTCTTGCTTTAGACGCAGTAGAACCTATAATTCAATTTTTTATAGATAGTAAAAATCATACAATATATATGAGAAAAACTAAAGGATGGCACAATGGTTTTGAAAATAACTGGTATAAAATTGCGGAAGGAGTTGAACAAGAATAATGATGAAAATTATTGCAAATGGAAAAAGTATTTCTGTTGAGAATAAAGAAATACTTAAAACAGGTAATAAGAATGCATATAAAATGACTATAGAAACTTCTGAAGATTGGGAAGGATTTACACTTTCTGTAGTTTTCAAAATTGGATTTATAAAAATCAGAACAGAAGTAGTAAACGGAACAATTATAATACCTGAAATAAAAAATAAACCAGACAACCAAAGAATTTATGTTGGTTTATTTGGTATAAAAATAAACGAAGATGGAACAAAAGAAGAAAGAGATAGTACAAATTTAGATTATTTACTAGTTGAAGAAGGAGCTTATGATGACTATTTAGCTCTTCCTCCAGACGAAGAACCTTCTCTTTTAGATAGATATTTAAAAGAAATGAAAGAATATTTTGAATCTTCAAAGCAAGAATTTGAAGATTCTGTAACAGAAGCAGAAAGTGATATAACAACAGCAAAAAATGGAGCAGTAAATACAATAAATTCAGAAAAAGATGCTGCTATTTCTGCAATTGGAACAGCTAAAGAGAATGCTCTAGGTGAGTTAAATGATTCTAAAGAATCTGCTATAAATGAAATTGAAGACTTAAATAACGGTCTGAAGACGAGAGTAGCAAGCCTTGAAAGTGGAAAAGTAGATAAGGAAGCAGGTAAACAGTTATCTGACGAAAATTATACTTTAGCAGAAAAAAACAAGCTGGCTGGACTTGAAAATTATGACGATACAAGTATTAAAAATAGTATTCAAGCAGTTAGGAATGATTTAGCAAATTATTATAGAAAAAATGAAACATATTCTAAAATAGAAGTAGATCAAATGATTTCTGTAATTCCTAAATTTGCAATTCAAGTGGTAGATTCTCTTCCAACAACTGAGATAAGTCCTACAACAATTTATTTATTAAGAACAGGAACAGAATCAGCAAATGTATTTACTGAATACATTTATATAAATGGAGGTTGGGAAAAACTTGGTACACAAAAATTAGATTTAAGTGGTTATTCAACTACTGAACAGATGAATCAAGCTATTTCTAGTGCTATAAACGCATTGGAAACAACTATGAATGCTGCATTAGCTGGTAAAGTTGATAAGGCTGAAGGAAAAGGATTATCTACTAATGACTATACTAATGAAGAAAAGCAAAAATTAGCAGACACAGCAAGTGGACTGGCATCTTTACTTAACAGATTTAATGATTATTCAGATTTTGACTCGTTTGTTGAAAGATACATATTAATGAGAAAAACTGGAGAAATATTCGGTACAGTATTTAAACCATTTGAAGAATCTCATTTATCTACTGGAGAAAGAACAGGAGCTAGCATAGGTAAATATATGACACCAGCTACAGATACAACTCCAGAAGATACTAATTTTCCAGAATGGCTTACAAAGCCATTGTTTGTATGTAACGGACATCTTACTGATGATGGAGAATTTGTTATTGATGCCATAAAGGGCAGAGATTCTAATTTTGCAGATACTGGAGCTGTAGATGTGTTCAATTGCTATCAAACATGTTATTGGGCTTTTGAAAACACAAATGGTGATTATTATAGAATGTCTGATAGTTATTTTGAAGGAAGCCATGTTGTACCTATGGCAATAAGAAAAGATGGTTCTATTAGACCATATTTTCCAATTGCAAAATATCAAGCTACTGAAGTTAATGGAAAACTATATTCTTCAAAAGGTAAACCTTTTAGAAATAATAGTTATGCAAATTGTGTTAATAATTATCATAAAAAAGGTCCATATTATTCAGCAATGCTAAATTGCGAATATATGTATTTTCAATTCTTATTTGCAATTCTATTTGCAGATAGAAATAATGAAACACATTTAAGAGGTAACACAAATAATAATTTTCAATATAACGTGGCCTATGGAGAAGAAAATGTATCTAGAGTTATTTTAACAACAGATCAAGCAGCTAATATTGACCTATATAGTTTTGTTTCAGTTGGAAATATGGGAACTGCTACAAATAAAGATAGAGGACAGGCTTATATTCATAATATTCTTGATGATGTTCAAGTAATTGGTAAAGAAGTTATTGATGAAAATAATACAGCTTTAATCCTAGATTGTGATCCTGTAACAATAACAGAAAATGCACTAGTATCTACTATGCATGAATGTAGTGGGTTCTCAGATAGAATTTTAGGTAATACAGGTTCAGTAATTTCAAATACAAATGGAAGACATGGAGCAGTACTTTGCGGAACTGAATTAATGGTAGGTGGCTATGAAGTAATGGGAAATGCAATTGCAGATATTATAGATAGTAATTTCACTAGAGATATCTATATTACAAATGATGGCTCTAAATTAGTAACAACAGCTGCAACTATTAAAACTACTTATGAAAAATCAGAATTTCAATTTAAGCCTGTTGCTGCAACATGGAAATATATTACATCAATGATTTATGATTTAATTAAGGGATTACCTGTATTTAATAGTTCTGGAGAATCTGGAAGCGGAAGTGCTACTGGATATTGTGATGCTACTACTTGCGATAATGGTACATCTGGTCAAAGAGAATTGCTTCGTGGCGGTTCTCTGCACTATGGAGGCAATGCTGGGCTTTGGTGTTTGGTTCTGTTCCCTACTCTGTCTTCTGCTTTCTGGAACTACCTGTCTCGTCCTTCAGTAAACGCTGTTGGGGGTGAATTATCTGAATAGATAAGAGGGGGTTCCCCCTTAATAAAAAAAATGGGTTATCGAAAACATTCTTGGGCGTTTTGGTTTATCTTTGCTTCGTGGCGGTAATCTGAACAATGGAGGCAATGCTGGACTTTGGTGTTTGAATCTGAACAATACACTGTCTAATGCGAACTGGAACAACCTGTCTCGTTTTTTCAAGTAAAAATATTTCGTTTTCGATTTCGTACCTAAGTAGGACAATACCATAGCGAAAAGCTAAAAATATGAGAAATCAGCAACAGTCAAGTAAGAAATGAAAGATTGTGATTCTTGAAAGGATACTAATGAAAAGATATTTGAAAAACTTCGTTGTAACATACGAATTTGTAAAAGATTCAATATATCTATGTTTAAATACTAATTCTAGGTGGAGAAGAATAGATACTAAACTATTTTTGATAGACTATTATCAAGAATATTTAGAAGTTAAAGAGAAAATAATTTGCAGTAAATCTAAAATAAGAAAAATACTAGATGAGAATTTACCTCAAAATAAAGAGATGTTTTTTCCAGTAATTGATTGGATTGCAGAAAAGATTCTTTTAGAAATAAAAACTGAGACAGTTTCTTTTCCACCTATTAAATATGATTTAAGATATGATGGAACATCTGCTAAAATCAGAAAAATAGGAACTTTAAGTATTAAACAACAATTATATGACTATGTTATAGTCAATGCTTGTAAAGAGATGTTATTTGCAAAATTTGGCCATTATCAAGTTGGTGCGATACCAAACAAGGGGCAAAAATTTGCTAAAGAAAGTATTGAATATTGGACCAGAAGAAAGTCAGATGAATGCAAGTATATCTTCAAAGGAGATATACATCACTTTTATAACACAGTAAACCACGATATATTAAAGAAAATGCTTGCTAGAGATATAAAATCAAAAGAAATACTATATATATCATATAAGTTAATTGATAGTTTTGAAGAAGGTCTATGTATAGGATCATTTGTATGTCAGTACTGGGCTAACTATTATTTATCTTATTTATATCATTATGTTTCAGAATTTCTTTATTCAGAAAGAAGAGGAAAACGAATAAAATGGGTTAATCACATCTTATTTCAAATGGATGACTGTCAATGCTCTTCCC